CTGACATCGGTTATCGCGGTCTGGCTATGGCAGTCAACACTGGCATGATGCGCGAGGATGCATCTCCAATCCCGCCTAAATGGATTAGCGGCACACCAAGCGAAAGACAGGGTGATGCTATTGCTGAAGTGTTAGGCGCACCGGCTGGATTGGGTCTGGAATATTACCGTCTTTGGGATCGCTACCTTAAAGGTGACAGGGTGGGTGCTACTAAAGACTTCGGCTACTCAATACCGTTTGTTGGTTTGCCATTGTGGCGTGATGATGCAAGGGATTTCTTTAACGCAGGCCGCCGGTAATTGTGCGTGGCAAACTGCATTAGTGCATGATAGAGGATTACTATGACGATTAACTTGAGCGATAATTCACCACGAATATCCTACGCTGTGGCATCTGGTGTTACACAGTCTAGCTTTACTGTGCCGTTTAAGTTCTTTGAAGAAGGTAATGTTAATGTTTATGTCGATGGTGTTCTTAAAACCATCACGACAGATTACACTGTAAGTGGCGGCAGCGGCACAAGCGGCACAGTTACAATGTCAGTCACTGGCATATCTGGTGGCAGTAGCGTTGTTCTTACCCGTGATGTAGCATTAGAAAGAACAACAGACTTTCCAACATCTGGCCCATTTGATGTGTCTAGCTTAAACAACGAGTTAGATAAAATCATTGCTGTTCAAGCAGATTTAAAAAGCCGCGTTGATCGGTCAATTCAAGCAACTGATTACGATGAAGATGCAGCAATTTACTTGCCATCAAAAGATGATCGTAAAGGCAAGGTATTAGCTTTTAACGCTTCAACAGGTGATGTTGAGGTCGGCGCAACAATATCTAACATCACAGCACTTTCTGCTGTAACAAATGATATTGCAACATTAGCTGACATTGAAGATGGTACTATTGCAACGGATGCTATATCTGGCCTTGCAGCAATAAGCTCAAATGTAAACACTGTTGCATCTAACATTACTAATGTTAGCAATGTTGGCAGTAATATTTTGCATGTTGAAAATGTTAGCAACAATATGTCATCTGTCACATCGGCTGTGACAAACGCAGCAACAGCAAACGCTGCTTTAGATACATTCCAACAGGCATTTAACTCAGGAGCATCTGCTCCACCATCTCCTACTGACGGCGATCTTTGGTACGACACAACTAACAGTCAGCTGCGTGTTTATGTAAACGCGTCATCGCAGTGGGAAATTGCTGGAAGTTATTTAGATGCATTAACAAGCACGCATGTGTTCACGGCAACAGCAGGCCAGACTTCATTTGTTACTGATGATGATGGCAATACGCTTTCTATACACTCAAATGGTAACACCTTTGTTTACAAGAACGGCATTCGCTTAACGATTGGTAGCTCTAGCACCAATGATTATTACATTAATGGCAACACTATTATCCTCAACTCAGGTGCAAACCTTAATGATGTGATTCTGGTTGAAGTCTTTACTAAGTTTACATCTGTGCAAGAAGCATCGTTAGATCAAAAAGTAACGGATGCTGCTACATCAGCAACAAACGCAGCTACCTCTGAAGCAAATGCGGCAACATCTCTTGCTGCTATTGGTTCATCAGAAACAAATGCGGCTGCATCTGCAACAGCTGCGGCTACATCTGCTGCTGCAGCATCAAGTGATGCCACATCAACAGCTGCAGACGCTGTTTCAACCGCTGCCGATGCTGCATCTTCTGCTGCTTCGCAGGCGGCTGCCGCTACATCAGCTTCAAATGCTGCATCTTCAGCTACCGCTGCATCTGCATCACAAAGCGCGGCAAGCACATCTGCATCAAACTCCTCTACCTCAGAGACAAATGCTGCCGCTTCTGCTGCGGCTGCTTTAGTAAGCGAAAATGCTGCGGCGGCTTCTGAATCAAATGCTGCAACATCTGAAACAAATGCTGCAGCAAGCGCAACTGCTTCTTCAGCAAGCGCAACAAGTTCATCTGCATCATCTACGTCAGCCGCAAGCGCACAGGCTGCTGCTGAAAGCGCAAGAGATTCTGCCCTGGCAGCATTCGATTCATTTGATGACAGGTATCTTGGGGTGTTTGCCTCAAACCCAACAACCGACAATGACGGCAATGCATTACTTGCTGGTAGTCTTTATTTCAATTCAGCATCATCAGCTATGCAGGTCTATACTGGATCAGGCTGGACTGCTGCATATGTATCCGGCACAGGCTTTGCGGCTCTTTCAGGAGCGTCTTTTACTGGTGACATTACAGTACCAAACATATCTCTTTCTGGCACGATTGACGGCAGAGATCCATCTGCTGATGGTACAAAACTTGACGGCATTGAAGCTGGTGCGACTGGAGATCAGACTGCATCAGAGATCATGACAGCAATCAAGACTGTTGATGGAGCATCATCCGGTCTTGATGCTGATTTGTTAGATGGGCAAGAGGGAAGTTATTACTTAGATTATAATAACGCTACAAACACACCTACGACTGTAGCTGGTTACGGTATTACAGACGCTTTTGACGGTGCGTTCAGTTCACTATCTGGAACACCGACCACAGTAGCTGGCTATGGCATTACAGACGCCTTTGATGGTGCGTACAGTTCATTGAGTGGCACGCCGACTATTCCAACCAACAACAACCAGCTAACTAATGGTGCCGGTTACACAACATACTCTGCTAACCAAAGCCTTAACACCTCTAACTCGCCCACCTTTGTTACATTAAATGCAACGACTGTTGACCTTGGTGTTTGGACAGTGACAGAGAGTTCTGGTGTGCTTTATTTCAAACATAACGGCACGAATAAGATGAAAATAGATTCCTCTGGCAACCTTACTGTTGTCGGTGATGTAACAGCATTTGGGAGCGTATAATGGCAACAACTAAAGCAATGACATTATCTGATCTTCTTGATGGCAATGGCGATGTTGTTGCATCAGCACTTGATAACGCATCATCTTTGTTTGGCTTGCCAACTGGCTGGACTATTGGCTCAAGCGGCAGCGATATGGTTTTTTCATACAGCGGCACAGCAAAGTTTAAGATTGCAACCGATGGCTCTGTTACAGCAATTGATGACGTTACAGCTTATGGGAGCATTTAGATATGCCAGTACCTAGCAGTGGTCAGATACGTATAAGCGATCTTGTTGCTGAGTTTGGTGGTGACGCGCCTCATGCATTAAGCGAGTATTATCGTGGTGGTGCGCGAGTTCCTTCAAACAACACAAACATACCAACAAGCGGTCAGTTCCGCATGTCTAACGGATATGGCGCAGTTAATGAAATTGCTATCGCAGCTACAAGCGGTACTAACGTAGACCTGTCTAGCTTGTTTGGTGGTAATTGGACAAGCACAGTGCCTAAGCGTCTGACGATTGGTTCTGGCGTTACCATTGGTGGCACAGGCTCAAGCGCAGCTATCATCATCCCATCAAACATGGCTGGCACGTTAGAGATTGATAATGCTGGTGACATCATCGGCTTTGGTGGTGCAGCTAACGGTGGTGCTGGTGGCAATGCTATTAGCAACTCAGCATCTGGCGTAACCATCAACAACACTGGCTTATTGGCTGGGGGTGGCGGCGGTGGTGGCTCTGGTGGCACAGGTGGTGGTGGCAGTTACACAAACACGACAATTAACTATCAATACAGTCAGAATCAGCCACTCTACTTGTGGCAACATTATTGGGAACAAGGTAGTTCAAGAGGCCATTGGAATGGTACACAAGTGTTTTATCGCGGCAGTTCAAACTCAAGCCCATATCTAGGTTATTATAAGGGTTCTTTTCAGGGCAGCACCTCGAGTACTGAAAGGTATAAAATCGGTAAAGCAAGCTCTTCAACCGTCAACACTAATGGCGGTGGTGGTGGCTCTGGCGGCGTAGGTCAAGGCTATAATCAAACAAACACATCTGGAGCATCTGGCGCAGCTGGTGGAACCAATGCTGGCACAGGTGGCACTGGTGCTACTGGTGCAGCCTATGGCACAGCCGGATCGACAGGCGCAACAGGCGCAAATGGTAATAGAACTAATGGCTCTGGTGGATCATCAGGCGGTGCAGCCGGAGCAGCCGTAACAGGCACATCAGTGTCAATGAATAACACAGGCACACTTTATGGAGCAGTCGCATGACACAGTATAATATTGAGAAGATTGAAGGCGGCATTGCAACTGTACGTTATGCCGATAATAGCTGGGCAGAGTTGGTTCTGTCAGCCGATATGACACAGGAAGACCTTGATGATCTGGCATTACAGTTTGCGCCAAAGGTTGGCGTTGCACCTAGCTTCGCAACAGTTGGTTTCACTTCCACAGCCAGTGCTAAACCTGAGCCTATCGTTGAAGAACTTGTCGATGACAGACCCGCTTGGCTTATCGCAAGAGAGGCTGCATACGGTTCATTAGAAAGTCAGGTTGAGTATATCACAGAGAACGGCTTAGATGCTTGGCAAACACACGTTGCTGAGATCAAAGCTGCTAATCCAAAGACCTAACATGAATGGATCCAGTCACCGGAATCGCTCTTGCTAGCACCGCATACAAAGCTATTTGCACCGCCTTCCAACATGGGCGTGAGATTGAGCAGATGGCAGGCGATCTCGGAAGATGGATGCAAGGCATCAATGCTGTCAAGGAAGGTCACTCTAAGGCAAAAGGCAGACGCATTGGATCGGTAGAAGAAGAAGCTCTTGAAACATTTGCAGCCATGAAAAAGGCAGAGCAGATGGAAAACGAGCTTCGTAACTTTATCACTGGTCATTACGGCATGAATGCTTGGCAACAGATCATAAAGATACAAGCAGACATTAGAGTAAGGCAGCGGCAAGAAAAGATAGAAGCTGCAAGGCGGCAAGAAGAAATCTTTGAATATATATTAATAGGTGCATCTGTGTTTGTGATCGCTGTTGTAGCGATCTTCGTTTTTATCATTGCTTTTACATAATGTGCGTTTTGCAACATGCATTAATGCAGTAGGTTAAGTCATGGATCAGAAAGATATACTTGATAGTGCAGCAATATTCGCAACGGTGGGTTCAGTGACAGACATTCTCCCACCAGTGGCCGCTTTGTTTACTATCGTATGGACTGCGCTGCGCATCTACGAGATGGAAACAGTGCAACGCTGGTTTAAGAAATGTTCAAAGCGTTAGTCATGGCATGCCTTGTGAGCAACTTAGATCAATGCATTGAATTTGAAAACGCACGTCATCCCCTCACCACATATAAATCTTGTAAAGCACGCGCCATGGAAATGGCTAACGATATAAACAGAATGACACAGTACAAAGCAATCGCTTGGAAGTGTTCTCCAATGAAGCAAGGTACATTGACATGATTGCTATCATTAATGCTGTTGCCTCTCTTGCTGGCACATGGATGGAAGGCAAGGTCGAAACACAGAAAGCCAAGGTCGAAGTAGCCAAGCGTGTTGCTGCTGGCGAACAGGAGTGGAACCAGACAATGGCGTCTGCTTCTGCATCATCTTGGAAAGATGAGTGGCTAACAATTCTGGTCAGCATTCCGCTGATACTCTCATTCACAGGGCATGAGGACATTGTGCAGCGCGGCTTTGCTGCGCTTGAGACTATGCCTGACTTTTATAAGACGGCTGTTGGTGTGGTGTTTGCCGCCAGCTTCGGTGTTCAACAGCTAACAAAGATGTTTAAGAAATGATTGTAGTATCAGAGTTGACTGACCTCATTGCAGAGCATGAGGGCAAGAGCCTTACTATGTATACCGATACTGTTGGCGTTCCGACAATCGGTTATGGACATAATCTTCAGACACCTATCTCAGAGCATGCAGCCAAGGTCATTCTTGCTGATGATGTTAAGGTTGCCATCGATGAGTTAGATGACCGCATGTATTGGTGGCGTGATCTGCCTGACCCAGCCCAGCTAGTGCTGGCATCGATGGTGTTTAACCTTGGATGGCCTCGATTCTCGCGCTTCAAAAAGTTAATTGCTGCGCTAGAGGACAGAGACTTCAACGAGGCTGCTGCTCAAATGGAAGATTCTCTCTGGTATCAGCAAATAAAGACGCGTGGCCCAGCCCTTAAACAACTTATGTTGGATTGTAATGACACTCAGTAAAGAGCAACTTGATGAAGCCCAGCAGTTATACGACACACATGGCACATTAAAGTTAGCATCTGAAGCCAGCGGTATACCATTGGCAACGCTTCAGAACCGTATTCAAAAAGCAAAAGAAAACTTTGCTGATAGCCGATACACTATTCAACCACTGCCAGAAGATGACATCCCTATAGATGAGGTGATCGATCATCTCCATAGCCGCTTCAAGAAGCGTAAAGCTAATCGTGATGCAAAGAAATGGATACCGATTGAGATGAAATCGGATGAACCCATTGGTTTGCTATGGATGGGTGATCCTCACATCGATGACAACTATTGTGATTGGGATAATCTGCGTGAGCATCTGCGTATAATCAACGAGTATGACGGTGTGTATGGGTGCAACTTAGGTGACTACCAGAATAACTGGGTAGGCCGTCTAGGACGCTTATACGGCGAGCAAGACACCTCTCATAAAACAGCATGGAAGCTAGTCGAGTGGTTAATCAACGAGATGAACCCTCTCATTTTGATTGGCGGCAACCACGATATGTGGTCTGGTGCCGGTGATCCGCTTAAATGGATGCGCTCTCCCCATAGTGTTCTTGAGGATTGGGAGGCGCGAGTTGAGTTGAAGTTCCCGAACGGCAGAGCCTGCCGCATCCACGCCGCCCATGATATGCCGGGTCATTCCCAATGGAACAGCCTTCATGCCCAAAACAAGATGGCCAAGTTTAAGTCGAACGCTTCGCTGTACATTAGTGGACACAAGCACAACTGGGCTTTGGGTCAGATCGAACTGGTGGAGCAGGAAACTACAGCTTGGCTTGCCAGAGCGAGAGGTTACAAATTCCATGACACTTACGCCTTCGTCAAAGGATTTGAACAGCAGCGTTTTGGTCAGGCAATTTTTCAGATCATTGATCCGCATAATCCTAATCCTGTTTCATGGGTACAATGTTTTGCGGATCCTCTTGAGGGTGCGGAGTATCTTCAATACCGGAGATCGCTTCGGCAGTAACGGCTGCATAGCCAGCTATGTCAACAAATGAATCGTCATGGTCGGTGTGTTGAAGACGCGCTATCTTTAGCAAGGTCATCATCATGCCGACATCTTTGACAGTGAACGGCACATCTTTATAGACAGACCATAGCTTGGCTATCCTTTTAAAGTTTGCTTCTGGTGTGCCGTAGCTTGCGCCTCTGTCTTGGATTGCATTGAATGCAAGCTCTAAGCAATCACTTCTATTCATGTCTTTGTGTTCCTTCCTATTTCATTGTTGCCTTCTGCATGACCGCCAAGCTGCGACCAGCCTGTGGCTACCTCAGTCTCTCGGTGATAGAAGCAGCCAGCGTCATCATGCGTAACAACGTCATCTGCAAAAGCATTATCGGGCAGTAATGCTGCATTCTTTATCCACCCTTCTTTGTTAGCTTCCCTCTCTTTGCGAGAGTTTACTTCCAATGATGGTGAGTAATGATACTGAGGCATCTCTCTGCTGAATCTTTGCGATGTCTTGATTTGTTTTCCGCGCTTCATTAATGCATTTCCTCTGTGCGTCTGGTGTGCTTAATAAGGTTAATAAAGGTGTATAAAAGTGTATAACAATGCATAAATGCAGGTTATTAGCCAGAACAAATAGCTGCGTAAGGCTTTGTTTATTAAGGAAAGAATGGTGCTGCCAGCGTGATTCGAACACGCGACCTCACCCTTACCAAGGGTAAGTACACTGTTTATAACTACCGGATTTCGTTGACGTTTTCTCATTTGAGTTTCTCCAGTGTGTCTCTGGTGTGCTCGTTAGAAACTGAAGCATACCTAAAGACCATCTTCTCAGATTCCCAACCACCTAATTTCATTAGAGAGTTTAGATCGGCACCAGCCATCATCAATCTGCTGGCAAAATGGTGTCTCCAATCATGGATAGTAAAGTCATTGATGCCTGCTTTTTTGCAGGCTCTAGTATGCAATCCTTTAAGGCTATCTCCAAAGGAATAAGGCTTGCCTGCTTTGTTAAGGAACACTAGCTCTGCGTTGCTCTGCCTTATGTGGGGCAGCAACGCTTCGCGTACTCTTGGGTGCATGGGTACAGTAAGAAGTTTACCACCTTTGACCTTTAGCTGGATGGTGTTGCTTTCAAAGTTTACGCCTTGTCTTTTTAGGTTCAACGCTTCTTGTCTGCGGAACCCTTGATAGCATAGCGTAATAAAATAATGCCTGATGAACTCAGGGTATGAAGCTAGTAAGGCTTCCTGATCTTCGTAAGATAAGAACCTTACCCTATCGTTTAATTCTTTTCGCCGTGGTATAGTTATGGTCACAGAAGCGTGGTTCAAAATCGCTACAAGTGTCGCTCTAATACGGTTGATGTGTGAATTACTACAACCTTTCAGCTTGCGGCGAACTAAAAGGTTCCACGCTTCTGTGTTAATTTCGGAAGCTGCTTTGCTCTTAAAGAAATTAGACAGCAAAGCAGCGTTTCGAGTGTCAGTATCTCCGCGACCAAGAGATACCCAATCTTCTGCTAGTTCAAAGAAGGGGGTGAGGTTATCCCCACCCCGCATTTCATTTAGGATACGCTGCTCATAGGCTCGGCAAACTTCCTCGGCCTGCCGCCTGATCGTTTGTCCTGTTGATCTTCTGATGTTGCGCGTCTCACCCGCATAGCTGACGGTGCCACGGATGTGGTAAACTTCGCCTCTTTTGTGGATAGATAACATCGCGTCATCGCTTCTTCTAACAGTTCAAACTGATCCTGATTCATTGCGAATGAGTTGCCAATCCTTAAATATTGCAACCCATTTGCTCTGACAAACCTTTTGAATGTGAGCGTTGAGACTTTGTAACGCTCACATAATTCGTCAAAATGGTACGTCATTGGCAGCAATCACTGGTTGTGCTGCTGGCTGGGGTGATGCACCGCTAGCATATTTCTCTTGTGTTTTAAGAGAGAGGAAGTTGACCCCATCTTTTGATGTTGACCGCCATGCTGCTAGTCTGCGGTTGCCATCTTGCGGCCCGGAATAGGCAGGCTGCTTGTTCTCTGCTGTTGCATCAGCGTTAGAGTACATGCAACCGATGCGCTGATACACGACAAGGATAGCTTCGCCATTCTTATCTGTGTCTTTGACGATAGCGACTTGCTTGTTGTCACCCTCCACATCCAGCTTACCTGTTAGGATAAGCTGCTGTGTCTCGAACGGTGGGTGCGCTGCACCCTGATTAGTGTTGTCGTATTCCATTAGAATGAAGCTCCCGCTGTTGGTGTTACCACAATGGTAGGTTTAGTTGGTGCGCCTTTTGACGCTTCGTTACCGTCATCATCTGCTGACGGCAATGCAAACGCAGCTTGTAAGCCATAGCGTTTTGCATAGGTAATACCGCTGCCCATCTTCTGAGCATCGGATGGATCTTTGCTGCGCACAGGGCAGGGGCTAACCCGCTTCTCTCCTGTTGGCGCATGCACGATAGTGGTCTGCACTACTTGAATGGTCTGATCGCCAAGCACGATGAGATCTAGCGGCTGCGTAAAGTACAACCCGAACTCATTGGCTTGTGACGCAGCCTTGATTACTTCTTCAAGCGTTGCGTAATTTGATTTGAAGTGTGGGTTCTTGCCCGACTTGACGGCAGATACTTGCAGCTTTTGGAATGCAAGCATTGCTTCGTCAAAGTTTGC